ACGTCGCACACCCAGAGCGAATGAGAATCAAAGACTTCAACAACATTTGCCTTCACACAGGTCTTTCACGCGAAGAAGTATTCAGCACATTTACACCAACAATCTTAATAAACGAAGAAAATGACTAACGAACAAATACGACAAGAGGTTGCTGAGATGATTCCCTTGCGACACATGGAAAGATTCGAACTTCTATGGACAATGATAATCCCAAAATACGAAAGGTTAACTGCGGATCAAATAAAGCAACAGCAGGAAATGGAGAACGAAAGAGATATGTTCTGGAGTGCATTGGAAGACGTGACGTGTTCAGTTCTTGGTGTTCCCTCACAAGCGTTATATTCGCCAACAAGAAAGCGCGAGATAGTAACCGCACGACAAATCATTTTCTTTTTAGTTCGTCCTTGCTATTTGCTTTCACTTAAGAACGTTGGCGACCGATACAAGAAAGACCACGCAACAATCCTGCACGGTATCAACCAAGCGTCTGCACAGGTTGAGTGGGATAAGTTTTATCGAGCAAACGTTGAACGCATTTGTTATTTACTTTCCGAGATAGGTTATGCTAAACCAATGATATTTTTTAGTAAGTTTGTCGAACATATCGAATACAAAAAAGAGTTAGCCTTAAAAAAGAAATCTAAAATCAAATAATCAAACAACTATGAAAAGCGACTTAACATTCTGTCCAAACTGCGACAAAGAACTTTTAGGCGAACGCGTAGACTTCGTCTTGCAGGATCAAGAATTTGAACACTGGGAATCTGCCTACGAATTTATCGACAACGAAGGAGAAATTGTTTTGTGTTCCGACTGCCACGAGTGGGACTACGCAGACGACGACGCGAAAGGGGAGGGGTGGGACTGATGATACCATTTCACAAGAGCGTTAAATGTTACCGCCTATTCTACGGTTACTCGCAAGAGTACCTCGCGTACAAGTTAGGGATTGAACAAAGCAACTATTGTTTGCGCGAACAAGGAACAACGAACTTCAAAGACGCGGAAGTTGACATACTAAAAGAACTGTTTAAAATAGAAATAAGAGAGGAGAAAATATAATGTTAATACTACAACTCAAAAAGAGAATTGAAATTCTCGAAGCGCAGGTTAAAGAACAAGACCAGAAGATAAACGACTTGTTAAATAAGTTTGTTTTACAAAGTACACTTCCTACACTTGCTACACCGAAAGAAAAGAAGTCGCTATTCAAGAAACCAACGGTCGTTGAAATTTTCGACTACGCGTGTGAGAAATTAAGCAAGGAAGATGCACTTGCATTTACCGAGAAATTTCATGCACACTACGAGGCGAACGGTTGGAAGGTGGGAAGGAATCAAATGAAAGACTGGAAGGCTGCCGTTCGAACGTGGGACTTAACTAAATTTGCAACAACTCAAACAAACCAAACTCAAACTAAAATCAAAAATGGAAAATTCGATTCCGATGCTGCGCAACGCATATACGCAGACGCTCACAACTACACAAAGGATTGATCGTGCAGAACGCGAAAGCGCGTTTGTAGCAGATTACGACCTACCAACGTTCGTTAAGTTATGCTCAAAGGTCTGCGCGATGTACGGCATCGCGTTACCAGAGGCGCAACTGTTGCAAATGTTGCACGAGTTCATTGTCAAGCACTTTCGTTGGGTTACGTTTGAACACTTCAACCTCGCTTTCGAAATGAACGCGGCGAATGAACTGTCAAAGAAATGCGAACACTTCGGTGCGTTGAGCGTGTCTTTCATTGGCGACGTGTTGACTTGCTACAAACCACACCGCGACAAGGCGAATCTACAAATTCAGAGAGAAATAGCGGAAGCAATAGAAGAAAAATCACAACAAATAAAAGAAAACGAAATGGCGGTGAACGACGACAGCTGGAGAAGAATGTTGGACGAAGACGTGCAGAGCTTCAAACAAGGCAAAATGACGACGTTAGAATTGCGCGGTGTGTCAATGATGCGGTGGTTGGAAGAAAGTAAGCGTATAACGCTTGAAACGTTCACAGAAGAAGAATATCAAAGATGCAAAGCGAAGGCGAGAGCAACGGTGTTCAACGAGCAAAAGTTGAATAAACCAATGGTTGACCGAATGAGTGATAGAAAGCGTATGCTTGTCAAAGAATCAATTCAGTTCGAAGGGTTGAGAGAATTGTATAAACTTTATTTGTCAAAGCAATGAATGTATTGAGTTTATTTAATGGGATGAATACAGGCAGACAGGCACTTGAAAACGTAGGTGTAAAAGTAAATAAATACTATTCAAGTGAAATAAAACCGTATGCAATAGAATTAACACAACATCATTTTCCAGATACTATACAAGTTGGTGATGTAACAAAATGGAAGGAATGGGACATTGATTGGAAAAACATCGACTTAGTTTTAAGTGGTTCTCCGTGTCAAGATTTAAGTGCAGCAGGAAAACGAGCGGGAATAAATGGTAGTAGAAGTAGTTTGTTTTTTGTATTTGTAGACATTTTAGAACATATAAAAAAACTTAATCCAAAGGTTTTGTTTTTGCAAGAAAATGTAGGAAGCGCAAATAAATTAGATGTAGGAATAATGAGTCGCGCTTTAGGTGTTTACCCTTGTCGTATAAATTCAAGTTTAGTAACCGCTCAATTGAGAGATCGTTATTATTGGAGTAATATAAAAACAAGTCAAACAATGTTTGATGTTGTAACTGATATTCCACAACCAAAAGATAGAGAAATAATGTTGAAAGATATTATTACAAGTGGAAATATAGAAATAAACAAACATACTTGTTTGAATACTTGTAGTGGTGAAACTGAAAATGCAAAACAAGAATATCTATTACACAGAAATTCAACTACTGGAATGATTACTTTAATCCAAGAAGAAGAAAAAGTAAGAACAGTAAACAAAATTGAAATGTGTCGATTACAAGGTTTTCCAGATAACTATTGCGATATTTTAACAACTGCAAAAGCTGGTAGTTTACTTGGTGACGGTTGGACACTTCCAATTATTGAACATATTTTTAGTTTTTTATGATACCATATAAACCCGAATACCTGCCGCGTCAAATTGAAGCACTTAACTATTTGGCGACCGATTCACAAGTTGAACAGTTGTTATACGGTGGCGCGGCAGGGGGTGGCAAGACCAAGTTCGGTTGTATGTGGCAAATTCAACGTCGTTTGAAGTACGCAGGCACGCGTTCTCTTATTGGACGAAGCAAATTAGATACGCTTAAAAAGACGACGTTAAACACTTTCTTTGAAACAGCGCAAGACTTTGGTTTGGTTGCAGACAAACATTATACCTATAACGGACAAACAAACGTTATTAAGTTCTTTAACGGAAGTGAAATTGTATTGAAAGATTTGTTCGCCTATCCTTCAAACCCAAACTTCGATAGTTTAGGTTCGTTGGAAATAACCGATTACTTCATTGATGAGGTAGCAGAGGTAACAGAGAAAGCCGTGAACATAGTTCACTCACGCTGCCGTTATAAATTGAATGAGTTCGGTCTTATTCCGAAAGGTTTCTTGTCTTGCAATCCGTCGAAGGGTTGGCTTTATAACGAGTTCTATATTAAGAACAACAGAAACGAATTGCCTTCACACCGCGCCTTTGTCCAAGCATTACCGCAGGACAATCCCTTCCTTCCTGTTGCTTACATTGAATCGCTCCGAAGACTTCCAGAGTACGACCGCAAACGTCTGCTCGAAGGCAATTGGGAGTTCGACGACGACAGCGACAAGTTGTTTTCAACCGATAATTTACTTCGTATGTTCCGCAATGAATTGATTGAAGGAAAGAAATATATCACAGCCGACATAGCGCGTTTTGGAAAGGATAGAACGATTATCTGCGTTTGGCACGGTCTAACTATTATCGATATAATTGAGTTGAATAGAGCCGCGTTGGACGAAGTCGTGAACAAGATTCGCGTTGTAACAAAAGAACATAACATTTTGTTACAAGATGTCGTGTGTGATGAGGATGGCATCGGCGCGGGAACGGTTGATTTTCTTAAGTGCAGGGGCTTCCTAAATGGATCTAAACCCAAACAACCGCAATACCAAAATCTCAAAAGCGAATGTTACTACAAATTGGCTCAATATGTTGAGGAGAATCGGCTCACTATTTTAGTGAATGGACGCAAAGAACAAATCGTGAAAGAACTGGAGATGATTAAGCGACACCGCGCAGACGTGGAAGGAAAGTTACAAGTAACCCCGAAGGACGTAATCAAGAACCGCGAGGGAATTTCGCCTGACGTTGCCGACGCTATCATGATGCGAATGTACTTTGAATTAAACCCTTCTTACGGACAATATGTTGTCGGTTAGCATACATTAACTATATTAGCACAATGAAACAAACACCACTATACAC